ATGAAATCCAAACTGGCCGCATCGGCGGCAACGGCTGAATTCGCGTCCTCCGAGGATGACATCGGCTTCGAGGCGAAGACCTATGCCAAGGTCGGACGCCGCCTCATTCCCTTTCTGATGCTGTGTTATCTCGGTGCGTATCTCGACCGCGTGAATGTGGGCTTCGCCAAGCTGCAGATGCTCAACGATCTGCGCTTCTCCGAAACCATCTACGGCATCGGCGCGGGCATCTTCTTCCTCGGCTACTTTCTGTTCGAAGTGCGCAAACGTACTGTTCGTATCCTAGACTTGAAGCGCGTGTTCTCAATAACGCGAGGGTTTGAACATGGCAAGGACGAAGAAAGCGACGGCGCCGGCGATATACGCCAGCCCGCGCGTGTATAGTTATCTGCGCTTCAGCAACGCAAAACAGGCATCCGGCGCGAGTATCGCGCGACAGCTCGATTACGCTGTCAAGTGGGCGGAACAGCATGGCATGGAACTCGATACGAGTCTGACGTTGAAAGACGAAGGTCTTTCCGCGTTCCATGAGAAGCACATCGAGAAGGGAAATTTCGGCGTCTTTCTGAAAGCGATCGAGGACGGGCTGATCCCGCCCGGTTCGGTTCTGATCGTCGAGTCGCTTGACCGACTCTCTCGCGCCGAACCGATCATCGCGCAGGCACAACTCTACGGCATCTTGATCGCGGGCATCGAGGTCGTGACGGCCGCCGACAATACCCGCATCAGTCTCGAATCGGTCAAGAAGAATCCGGGCATCCTGTTCCTCGCGCTTGGCGTCAGCATGCGCGCCAATGAGGAAAGCGAACGCAAGAAAGATCGTATCCTCGACGCGGCGCATCGGAACGCGCAAGCATGGCAAGCGGGAACAAGCCGCAAGCGCGCAGCCGTCGGAAAAGACCCGGGCTGGGTCAAGTACAACGCCAAGACCAATGAATATGAACTGCTGCCCGAGTTCGTCACGCCGTTGATGGCGATGCTCGGCTACTTCCGAGCGGGCGCATCGACACGCCGCTGTTTCGCGATGCTGCACGAAGCGGGTATCCCGTTGCCGCCGCCGAAGCTCGACTTACACGGCAAGCTCAAGAAAACGCGTATGGGTAACGTCATCAGCGGACTCGCCAATACGACCCGCCTGTACGACATCATGAGTAATCGCGCGCTGATCGGTGAGAAAACGATCGTCCTCGGCAAGTCGCAATATCACGATGCGCAGACCTACGTGCTATCCGGCTACTATCCGCCGCTGATGACCGAAGCCGAGTTCGAAGAACTGCAGCAGATGCGCAAACAAGGCGGCCGCGTCGCCAACCATCAGAGTCGGATCGTCGGGATCATCAACGGCGTGGGAATCACGAAGTGCATGCGCTGCAGATCGGCGATGGCGGGACAGAATGTTTTGTCGCGCAGCCGTCGCGCCGATGGCAAGCCGCAGGACGGGCACAGACGCCTAATCTGCACAGGCGTGACGAAAGCAAAAAACTTGTGCACAGAGTCGTCCGTATCGATCGTCCCGATCGAGCGCGCGATCATGGCCTATTGCAGCGACCAGATGAACCTCACAGCGCTATTCACCGAGCAAGAGGATCAGAGCCGAAACTTGAACGGCCAGCTTGCGCTCGCGCGCGCCGCCGTCGCGCAGACCGAAGCGGCCATGCAAAAGCTATTGGACGCGATCGAAGCGGCCGGCGACGATACGCCGGCGATGTTCATTCAACGCGCGCGCAAGCGCGAAATCGAACTCAAGACACAGCAACAGGCCGTTGCCGACCTCGAATATAAGATCGAGTCGGCGCATCGCGCGTCACGCCCGGCGATGGCCGAAGTCTGGGCGAAGCTGCGCAATGGCGTCGAGCAGCTTGACCCGGCAGCGCGCACGAAAGCGCGGCTGCTCGTCGTCGACACCTTCAAGCGCATCGAGATTAAGCGGGCCACCGATCGCGGCCAGGATCTGATCGAGATACGTCTGGAATCCAAGCAGAACGTCAGGCGAGGGTTTCTGATTGACCGGAAGACCGGCGCGTTCTATCGCGGCGATCACGTCGAGAACGAGTCGATCATCGCGAAGCCGACGACTCGTCCGACGCGCGCGCGCCGCGTGAAAGCGGCGGCCTAGTCTGGCTCCCTGTCTTCGAAGAAGCCCTGCGGCGATGACATGATCCGCAGGGCCTTTTTTCCAACCAGAAAACGCCGATACGCTTCAACGGCGACAAACCAGACTTCCCCGGTCAGCGTGGGACCACTCTCGATGACTGCGCCGGTCGCGGGATCGATCACGGCGAGCGTCGCCGGCCGCCCGTCCTCGGTCGTGATCGTGAAGCCGTCGCCTTCCTCCCCGATGATGACCGCATGCGAAAGCGCGCCGTCGTCGATTCGTTCCTGTTCTCGCTTCTGCATGATGCCCGTCCTTTCACGGTGCCGAGTGAATCAAATATAGAATCGCCCACGATGCGGCTGTGATCGCGAGCAGCAGCAGCACGATCACTAACGCCATCAGCAGCCCGCTCATGATCTGCGCGACGACCGGCACGCGTCGGCGCTGACGCGGATCGAGCGAGCGCGGATCGAAGTAACGTCGATCAGTCATCGCCGTCCTCCCCGTCGATCGTCGCTTCGCTCGTGTCGAGCGTCCCCTTGATTGTATGTTTTAGAACGGTCATGACGCGCGCCGCTTCTTCCTCGCTCGGGTGGAACTGCAAGCGCCAGATCAGTTCACAGGTCCCGCCGTCGAAAGGCGTGATCCGCAACTTGTTGAACGACGCATCGGCGAGTATGACTTCGTTTTTCTTCGCGCCGAGATGCAGCGTCAGCGCGACCGGCGAGAGCGACAGATTCCACGGCAACGGCCCAAGCTGCGGGAAGCGCAGATGCGGCATGTGTTGCGCGTCCTTGCCGAGCAGGTCGCCGTCGCCGTTGGCGCGATAGAGCGACGGGCGCAACTGGTCGCTGAGCTTGTCCAGTATCGTGTTCGGCACGTTCATCTCGATACGCAGGTCCATCGCCAATACTTCGTCATCTCCATGAATCTCGACGCGCGGATTGGCTTTCGTGATGCGCAACTCTGTTTGCTGGAAGTCGATCATGACTGTTTGTCTCCCTGAGCGAGCGCCGTGCCGATGAGGAATTGCGAGAGCGCGAATCCGTTGGCTTCATCGCGTACCTCATTCAATGCCTCGATTGCCTCCTCGTCTTCCAGTTCGGACAGAATGTCGGTCAGTCTCAGGACGAACAGCACGCCACCGAAGAAAGCGCGCTGCATGTCCGCATACTGACCAAGGCTCGCGCCCGGCGGAACGTTCGCTTTCGCAAAATGCTCGTACTCCGTGGCAATGATGTGCGGACCGAGGATCATAATGCGCCCCTCCGCTCGGCGTTGCGCGCATCGACCCAGCCGTCGTCCCACTGGTTCCAGCTAACGTACTCCTCCTCAGGATGATAAGGATTATCGCTCGGCGCTTCCTTGTTCAAGTTGGCTTGCCGGCCTTGCTGATAGGCTTCGCTTCTGGCCGCTGCTCTCATCACGCGTCTCCCGTCTCGCCGCCTTGCAGCCGGTTCATGGCCGCCTCGAACATCGTGCGGAGTTCCGCCTGCTGGTCCTTGCTGTCGACCTGCGCGATCAGATCCGCCGCGGCTCCGAGCGCGTCCGTGTCGCCGCGCCGCTCAGCGGCGTCCAGCGAACTCGCGACCTCGGCGAATGTGACCGTAAAGCCGTTATCGGACGGAGCGCTCTGGGCGCTCGTAGGCGCGTCCTGGGCGTGTTTCTGATCGTCCTGCTCTGCCGGCTGCTCGGGCTGCTCGCGTTGCTGCTTGGCGGTGCGTCGTCCTTCCTCGCGGCGATCATCATAGGCAGTGCGGGCGATCGCCTTTTCTTCGTCGGTGTGCAGCCGTTCAGCGAGCGCGGCCGCCGCCGCCATATCGACCTTGTTCTTCGCCTCGCGGATCGCCGTGAGGACTTCGTCGAGCGTCGGGACGGGCTCGCGCGCAGCCGCGGCCCGGCGCTGCATGCGCTGCTTCAATCCGGCGTTGCCGGTCTTGATGGTCTCGCGCTCGTCGTCGCCGTGGACTTCATCGACCGCGCCCATATCGCGCTCGTGCTCGCGCGCCGCGAGTTCTTCCGGCGTGTACGCGCCCAAGATCACATCGGGCGCGTAGCGGCGCGACCACTTGCGCACGGCCAGATAGCCGAGTTGCTGCGCCGGATCGGTGGCCCATTGCGTCGAGAAGCGCGGATAGGCCTGCTGCATCGTCACGACAATCTCGCGCGGCTCGTCCTCGCCAATGAACGTCGCGCGCACGATCACGCCCAGCCCTTTCTCGTCGTCTTTCGTGTAGGTGGCCACGTAGTACTTACCGCCCTTGTCGGACTTGCGTTCCTCGCACTTGCCGTTGACCTTCGACCAGTCACCGAAGTACTCATACTCGGGGCGGCTGATGATCGGCGCGTTCTTGATAATGATCGCGTTAATAAGCTGCGCTTCGTAGCCGAGCAGCCCGCCTTGCGTGATGTGCGTTTTCTGGAGCACGCCGATTGGATTGATGCGCCACTGGATCGCCTGAATCATGACCGCCAGCACCGCGCCGGGTTTGTTTCTAAAGTGCTCCGGGATGACGATGCCGCCCTGGGCGATCGACTCCGCCACCGACTTCAGATCGACCATCGCTTGTGGCGAAAGATCGACGGTCGTCAACGCTCGACGCTCGGTCTCGATCGAGGGCGCCTGCTGCTGCGGAATCGCGTTCATGCTTCCTCCTTCGGCAGTTTGATTCGCAGGTCGAGGTATTGAGTCGGCTCGACCGTGTAGCCACGACGCTGGATGAACTTGCGATGGACTTCGCCGACGCCCTCGACGACGCCGACCGCGCTGTTCTCCATCGCCTTGAGAATGCGCGTCCTGCAGGTGTCGATCGCGGCATCGGCCTGCTTCCTGACCTCCTGTTCCGCGATCATCATCTCGACATACGGGCGGATCTTCGGATCGAGATGACGCACCGATCCATCCGAGTGCGGATAGACCTTCTTGAGCAGTTCGAGCGCGCCCGGATGGTCGAGGTCCTCGTCCTCGAGCGGCGGCGGCACATCGGGCAGGACATAGCACTCCCAGAACTCAACCATCTTCGCGATGATCTCGTTGCTGATCGTCTCGTCGCGCGGAACCTCGAAGATTTCCATCTTCTGGCCGCCGACCAGAACGGGGACATAGAACTTCTCGAACGCCGGCCAGAGCGCGAAGTAGAAATGCACCTGGGCGAGCACGTACGCGGGCGCGGCGTCCGTGCCGGGCGTGCCCCATAACTGCTTGAACGCCCAATCGCTGGTGGTCTTGCCTTCGACGGCGGCCGCTTCGCCGACGACGCGCCGATCGATATGCGCGCCGAGATAGCTGAACTCCGGATGCACGGTCATCAGGTTCTCTCGGCGCACGCTTTTCCCCGTGCGCCGCGCGAACTCGTTCATCAGGATTGGTTCGAACAACGTGCCGAAGCGCACGGCTTCGACGTCATCGAGATTGGGCGGCTCGATGCGGTTCGTCTTCTCCATCCACAGATTCATCTTCATCCTGAACGGCGAGACGCCGACCGCAACCGGCGCATCCGAGCCGCCCATGATGCCCTGTCGATCGTCGACACTTCGAGCGATCTTGGTTGCCTTGTTCATTGCTCGCTGTCCTCCTTCAATGCAAGACCGTGTTCGGCCAGCGCCTGTTGAAGTTGCAGCACCGACTTGGAATGCAGACCGGGCACGTGCATGAGCGACGCCTTGGATTGCTTGAGAACGTCACCGACCGTCGCGAAGCTCGCATCGGTCAGCGCGCCATGCAGGTTCTTGGGCAGGCCGAGCAGATCGAGCGATTGCGCGGCAGCGTTACGGGTTTTGCGCTTGGGCTTCTCGGGCTGAAACTTCTGCTCGATCAATTCGTCCACGAAAAGCCGGGCGCTACGAAGCTCGTCGAGCGTCATATCGGCGCGCACGACGAAAATGGTCTTCTTCTTCATGGAATGGATTCTCCGAATGCAAAAGACTTTGCAATAACGATTGCAACCTCGGAATGATTGCGGCGTCAATTTATGGCGTTATCGCCACTTAATTTTTGTGCAACGGAGGTCGAGACTTACGCGCTGTGGTGATTCGCGGATTAATGCGGATTGAGCAGCGCAGGATTCGAAAGTTAATCCGCGTCACGCAAAAAGGGAAGTCCTCAGGAGAATGATTTACCCTTGATCTTTTTGGACATATCGCGTACGGCGCCCACCACTTTTTACGGACAATAATTAGGCAACAGTGTAATTCAGACGCGGTAATCGTATGCTGGATTGGGTTTGCGCAGTAAAAACTCCCTTCGGGAGTCGACCGGATATTGCACATTACGCAGGGCCTGGTCATAACGCGAAATTTGCCACTTTTTCTAGGTGAATTCCCCTACAGGCGATTTCATCATACCGACACCAATGAATGTTTCCTTACCGGTTGCTGTCATTGATAGAGGCTATAGCAAGCGTTCCGTACGCTCTATTAAGGGAATCCACCTAGATCGCCCGCAAAGCCCCGTCGCGCAAGACTTTCTTCTTTATCAAAGTGATTTAGAGCTTTTTCGCCGATACATAAAATTAATAATGCGAGATTGCCGGCTAAAAATCCCGGCGCGTTACAGATTCCCCCTTGCGAATCGCTTGATTCGGGGATTACTCTTTTCTCCGTACCGCAAGCTTCAATTCGTAAAAGACGCCCAGTGATACCAAAATGATGCGCAAACGATGTTTCGGGACCAGTCCGAAAGGAGTCAATGTTTCGACGGAGATTCATCATGGGCGAACAACAACGTTCATATCGGCAGCAGCAATGGATGAACGCGCACGAACGTGCAGACCAGTGCAGAACAGAAGGCCTGTTTGACTGGTGGATCGACCTGCGCTTCAAAGGCCGTCTCACCGGTCCGAACACCGATATCAGCATGAGCGACGAGCTGCGCCTGCATAACGCGCAGCAGGTCGCGCCACTACCGTTCACGTTCGCCTGACGGGGGCGATCATGACGGACTATTCTGCAAAGCTGCGCGATCCGCGCTGGCAAAAAACGCGGCTCGAAATCATGCAGCGCGATGGCTTCCGTTGCAAGGCTTGCGATAGCGGTCGTCGCACTCTCAACGTTCACCATCTTTTCTATCGGCGCGACGCCGATCCGTGGGACTACGACCCGGGCGAACTGGTCACGCTCTGTGAAGAATGTCACGAGCGGCAGCACGCGGATGGCGGTCCGCTTTACGACTTCGTTGAGTTCATTAGAGCCTTTCTCAATCGAGGCGGGTCGCTATCGTTGTTAACCGATATGGCGATCACGCTCGACTTCGAGTTGCCGAAAGGCCAGCAACTGGCGGATTGCGATTGGGCGGCTATTCGTAGCGACTTCAGGCGTAGCGTGCGTGCGGTCGCGGCCGGATACGGTTATCAGTTTTGTTGGCGACCGCCGACTGAACGGGTCGAGGAATAGTGCTATGGGACGCGCTCGCCTGCTCAAATCCGAGTTCTTTCGTAACGAAGCGCTCGGGCATATGCCTTATCTTGCCCGCCTGATGTTCGCGGGTCTTCTGACACTCGCTGATCGTGAAGGACGACTTGAGGATCGTCCGGGGCGCATCAAGGTTGACCTGTTTCCATACGATACCGACCTTGGCGAACCCGAGGTTGACCAAGGTTTGGTTTTGCTCGATCAAGCGGACCTGATTCTGCGTTACGAGGTCAACGGCGAGCCGATCATCCAGATCACGAAGTGGAAAAAGCATCAGCGTCCGCACCCGCGCGAGATTGCAAGTGTACTGCCTAGTCCACCCGAAAACCCGCGCCGGATAAAGAAGCCGAACCTTAGGCAAACCCGAGCCGAACCTAAGGCGAACCATTTAATGAAATTAAAGCCGGGTTCATCGGGTTCATCGGGTTCATCGGGTTCATCGGAGAGTAAACCTAAAACCCAGCGTGCTATCACATCTCGTCATACAACCTCGCGCGCGCGCGCGAGCGACGGCCCGACGACGGGACGGGAAGAGACCCGCGAGCGCCTTGGGGATCTGCTCGACCGGCGCGGCTGCGATCCGACCGACGAGGACCGCGCCACGGCCGACCTTGCCGAAGCCGAAGGCGTCAGCGCCGCCACGCTCGGCCGTGCGATCGACGACGCGCAGAAGCGGCCGAACGTGACGCGCATCGCCGCCTACGCGCTGCGGTCCGCTCGGGCATGGACGGCGAAACACGCCCAGCCGCTGACCGCCGTCGATGCGCATGCGATGGGGCACGCGAACGGCGGGAAAACCGCGAGTCGCCGCGATCGCGACGACGCGTTCATGGCCGCCATCACGCGACGCAACCCGGCCGGGGAAGTCATCGACGTGGACGTTACGGAGGTCAGCCATGTGGCCGAAAGACGCGGTTCCTGAGTCGGTTGTTGACGACCTGTTCGAGCGGCTGACTGCGATCTACGGGCAGCGTTTCGTCGACATGTGGCATCGGTCAAACCCGAACGTGTTTCGGGAAACGTGGGGTCTCGGTCTCAAGGGCTTGAGTCCGGCGCAAATTCGGCGCGGTATCGCGGCGTGCTTTCATGCGAAGTACGCGCCGACTCTGCCGGAATTTCTCGAGTTTTGCATCGCTGTACCCGAACATCGCGCACCATCGCTGCCTGCTCTGACGCACGAGCATCGCATTACGCCCGTTGGCGTGGCGCAGAAAGCGAAGATCGACGCGATCCTCGCGAAGCATCGATTGCCCAAGCGCGAGCCCGGTGGCGGAACGCACGGCATCAAGTGGGCGTTCAAGATCCTTCGTGAAGCTAATGAAACAAACGTCCCGCTCAACAAGCTCGCGATCGCTCAGCAGGCGATTACCAACTGGTGCACGACGCACGGCTGCTCGCGTGACGACCTCGACGAGAACGGCGAATGGACCAATACGCCCGACGCGCGCCAGATCGACGATGTGGAGCTTCCGCTGCGCGTGCCGTCACCGCATATCGTCGGCGATGGCGTGACGCATTTAGCGCGCATGCGCGAGCCCGGCGACGATGACGAGGACATTGCAGCATGAGCAACTTCGCCCGCATCGCCGCCAATCGCCTGCGCGAAATGCAATATCCGCTGACCGAGCATGAGCGGCTACAGTTTGCGACATTGCTCGACCTCCTAAGCAATGACGTGGGCCGTTGTCACGCGTGCCTGCAACCGATGGCGAAGATTATGGGCGATGACTTCCAAGCCGGTGCCGATCTTTCGGTTGAACTGCCGATGCGCCTGTATCAGATCATCAACGGAGAAGAACGATGAACTTCGAGAGCGATCGCTTGACCAAAGCCGAACAGCGCGTGATCGCGTGCCTGCTGCAAGACACGCGCGCGCTGATGCATTGTCCGAACCTTATGCCCAACGACTTCCGTCATGGGCTGCACGGCTCGATCTTCGCGACGATCCGCGCGCTTATCAAGGACGGCCAGCCGGTGAACGTGCCGAGCGTTCACGCCTATCTGTGCAAGTGGTGGCGGCTAACCGATGCCGGGATCGCCGCGTATCTGGAAGCCCTAGGCGATATCAAGGTTCGGCCCTTGCGCGAGGTCGGCTACTTCGTCGCGACCATGCGCGACGGTAAATGGTCCTGAACATGGCCGGCCACCGCGCGCCCGATCTGCCGCCGGCGATCGCATTCGACCAGCCGCTGACCCTGACACTTCCGTATCCGCCGAGCGCCAATAGGTATTGGAACTCGTTCGTCATCAACGGTAATGTACAGGTCGTCGTCTCCGCAGAAGCGAAAGCCTATCGACGCGAAATCCATTGGCTTCTGAAGGTCGCCAAGATTCGCGAACCGATCTTCGGACGCGTGGCGCTGACCGTGAAGCTCTATCCGAAGATGCCACAGGACGCGCGTCAGCGGATGCGCAAGTACGGCGACGAATGGGAAGACAGCGTGCGGTGTTGCGACCTGGACAACTGCCTCAAGATCCTGCTCGACTCGCTCAAAGGCCGCGTGTTCATCGATGACCTGTTCGTCTGGCGCCTACACGCCGAGCGCGGCGAACCGCGCGCCGAAGCGTGCGTCGAAGTGACGATCGAGCGCATCCCCTACATCAAGCCGCAGCAGTCGCTATTCGACTCGATGCCCGTCCAACCTCTGATCGAAGACCCTTTCGAATCATGAACCGACAAGGAGTTTTGATGACCGTGAGACTGGAGGCGATTCGCCACCATCTGGCGAACGACAACGCGCGCATGCGCGAAGCGCTGCAGCTGATCGTAGCTATGTGCGACGGTCAGCCCGATAACGAAGTCTCGCGCTACGTCGCGCGCGTCGCGCGTAACGCGCTCGTCTCAGCCGCCCCCGAAAACAAGGACCTGAGGAGTCCCGCGCCGAATGGCGTTCACCCCGAAGGAGATCAAGCATGACGAACCAGACGAAACAGCCGGCCCAACCGCAACCGGGCAGCGAGCCCGACGACGCGCAGCAGCAGCGCGACGAAAACCAGCGTCAGCGGGACGACAATCAGCGCGAGCGTGACGAACGCCACCGCGAGCGCGAGAATGGCGACGATGTCGATGTCGGCCTGGGCGAAGACGCCGACGACGACGGCAAGACCGCCGCCTGACAGGAGCATGCTCGATGCACGGTGAGACTTTCCGGGACGTAGGTGTGGCGCTCGCCACCAGCTACCGCATGGCGAACCTGCCCGCCGTCGATGCTGGTGCGACGCGCCGCGCGCTCGTCACCGTCGCCTGTCTCGCGCCGACGCGCAGCCGCATGCACGCCGATTGGGTCAAGCGCCTGATTGGTCAGCCGTCGCGCGTCGTCGACTTCTCGGGCCTGTCGCGGCTCGAAACGCGTGCTCAATGCGCGCTCGTGCGTCAAGCCGTACTCGACCGCCTTTCGCCTTCCCAGGCGTCCGCAGTCGTCGCGCGCTTTTCTGAAAGCCCCCGCGAAAAGCAACTGGGCGTGTCCGGGCTCGTGGCGCATTTTTCCGCAACTAGACCGGCTTCTGCTCGAGCCGCGCTCGCCGCTGATCCGCTTTGGGATCTGCTTTGGCGCCGCTATCTGCCGGCGACCCAAGGTGACGGCCTGTCGCTCCGTGCGATTGCCGGACGCACACATACAAGCAAGTCGACCCTTGCACGTCGCGCGATTGAGGTTGACCGTGAATTGGACAATCTCGAACTCCTCGCGCTGGCGATTCTCGAACGGGCGTTTCTTGCCGACGGCCTCTGCGTTTGGCCTCTGGTGCATTGTAAGTAATATCCCCATCAGCCAAACGAATACCGGATTTTTCCGCGACGTCGTTCGGCTTCTTGTCATCGCGAAGCCCCCTAACACACCGGAAAGTCTCACTTTGTGCGGTACCACACAGAGTTGAATGACTTAAACGATTGCATGGTAGTTGAGCGCCGCCTACGTTATATGAGCAGTTCCATACACACTAGCGGAGAACGAAAATGAAAAAAATTTCGGTCCTAGCGTTTATTTCTCTGTTGCCGGTCGTGTGCCATGCGGAATATTGCGAGGATCAATTTTACAAAGATCTTGCGGCGGCTAACGCCGAATTAGGACAAGTCGAATTGAGCATGAAGCAAGACTCTGATAAGGCGCTCGCCATACAGACTGCAGAAGCAAACATCAACCAAAGCGAAGCTAACATACTTGCCTCAACTACCATGTCTGCGCAGCAAAAAGTCGACGCAATGTCTGCTTACACTAAGCTCAGAGCGGACGCAGCTGCTCAGCGCAAAGCAATACAAGATGGAACTCCGGCCAAGCTAAAAAGGATTTCGGAACTGAGAGACAGCGCCCCCCAAACGCTGAAGGATAAAGCGAAAAGCTGTGCTGAAAAGTACGCGCCAGCGAACATGATAGTCAACCTAACAATACAGGGACTTGCTACCTTGTATGCGCCAGGTATCACGGACGCTTTGCTCGCAAATAATCCGAAGGCACTTTACGTAGATATGGGAGAGGTCTTGAACGGGAATGTGGGCGGCGGTCCGAATTCAGCGCCGAACGTTGCCAAGGACTGGATAAACGGTCGACTAGGAACTCATTTTTAGCATGCGGAAAGGCTTGTCCACGATTACGTTCGTCTAGGTCGGAGCCCTAATGACTATAACGGCGGAACTTACTTTAGCGTCCCGTGTCCTCGCGCCACTGTTACGTGATATATACGAAAAATCCAGCGTGGAGGTCGCCAAGCGTATTTGGCGTTGGCGTGCCTCACGCGCGGGCGCGCAAGTTGCCCAGAAGCTCATCGAGATAAGCAAGACTAAGACGATACTCACACCCGACGAGAGCAAGTCATTCAATGAGTTCTATTACCCCTGTAAGCTTCTTGATCAGCATGGACACGCCAATGCCGTGAACTCGTTGAGCGATTTGAAAAAGAGGAACATCGTAATCGAGGGAACGGTAGGACAAGGAAAATCAGTGTTTCTGCGGTTTTTGTCACTCCAAGAGATCACTGAGGCATCTACCGGACATATTCCTATTTTCGTGGAGCTCCGTTTTTTATCATTGAATAACAGTTCAGTCAAGGCTTTGGTCTATTCAACACTCGATAATCTCCGGATTCGATGCAATGACGATGTATTCGATTATCTTGCATCTTCCGGGCGACTTGTTCTGATGCTGGATGGGTTCGATGAAGTAGACGAAAGGTTTGTCCCAAACGTCATTCACGAACTTCAAGGTTTCGCCACTCGATACGACAGCATGCAGATTGTCGTGACCTCTCGTCCCGATTGTGCAATTCAACGTAGCAATTTCTTCCACACCGTGCGTATTGCACCTCTGTTGCCCGAGGATTACCCGGGTTTTCTCGATAAGCTCAAATTAAGCGCAGTGGAGAGCCATGAGATACGCGATGCAATCGCAAATAGCTCGCACGAGATGTCAGCGTTGATTTCGACGCCGTTGCTGCTCACACTTCTTGTACTTGTATATTTGAATGAACGCGCAGTGCCGCAGATCATGCAACGTTTTTTCGAAGATTTGTTTGAAGTTATGTTCACAAGGCATGATCGCTTCAAGGTAGCAATGTTAAGAACGCGCAAATGCGACATCTCCGAGTATATAATGAAGCAGTTGTTTGAGGCTTTCAGTTACATGGTCATGTTTAATGACTATGGCAGATCTTTTAACAGCCCTTTTTTCTTCCCAGCCTTTAAAGCGGCACAGGAGTGCACCGAAGGCTCGCAGTGTAAGGCCGAAGATTTCAGGTGGGATATGACTCACGTCGCATGTCTTTTGATTGAGGAGGGACGTGGCTTCCTAACTTTTCTACACAAAAGCGTTCTTGAATATCATTCGTCCGCCTATATCAAACGGCAATCTGACGAGAATGCTAAAGAGTTTTACAATCAGGCGGCGCACAACTACTGGAAGTGGAGCGGAGTGCTTTCGTTCCTAGCGATCGTTGATCGCACTCGTCACGCGAAATTTTTCCTCAGACCGGAAATAGAAAAGGTGCTCATCGCCCTTGGTGCACGAGAATACAGCCTAAGGGGCACGCCACTACGGCAAGCCTTCTTCTTGTATTTTTGCAAAGGAGCGAAAATCATCTACGCTTTAGATCGATCCAAAAAACTCTACGTTCGCCAGGATAAGGCGGTTCGTTCCGAAAATTTTATCATCGCGCACTATCTCGAGCATCGATTGAACGCGTCGGTAGATGATACGTTTCCCGACTCGTTGGAACTGCGAGACATCAACGCGCAGCTGGGATTTCGCCGGACGGAGGATTTGCACAAGCCGGCGTATGAGCTTCCTCTTGACCGTGGCATTGAGATCTACGGCGCATCATCGTTCGACACTGCGTTGCAGATCGGGGTTGATGAACTTCGGGTGATGCGTGCGGAGCTGGATGAGGTGATAGGGAGGATGATCATGCAGATGAAATACATGAGTCGGCCGTCGAATCTCTAGTGATTTTAATCGGGCACGAGACGCTCATACAGACACCTTCGACCGTTGAAAAAAAGCAACAACGGGGGACAAAATATGCGCTGCTGGGCTGGCCGACTCTTGTTGGCCCTTCTGAATTTAATTTGCTCTACATGCCGACTGTCTCAACATATTACTGACTATACCTCCCGGATGGGACGCCTGACGGTCGCAGTAGTGATCTCGGTGCTCTCGGCTTGGCCAATTGGTAGCGGCGCGGCTACCGGTCTAAGCGTTGAGTTCGTCGCGAGACCCATCAAGCCCATCGGTGCTTACGGAAATCCATCCTATACCGGACACGCCTACGTTATCTTGAAGTGGAAGCTCAACAACGGAATCAAGGAAGAGGTCTTTGGTTTCTACCCGGCGACTTTTTCCGGGAAAGGCATCATCAAAGGACCAGGGCTTTTGCGTTCGGAGTTTCGATGTGCCCCCTCGGAAGAGTGCAGCAAGTCGGAATACGCGGGACGACTACGATCTGCCGCTGATACGACTGTTTCTTCAGAGATCGAAATTAGCGAAGAGCAGTATCGGGCTGTGAGAAATGTCATTAATAAGTGGACGACGCACGAGTACGACTTGCTGGATTCCAATTGCATTAATTTCCTTCAAGACGTGGCGACAGCTAGCGGATACGATCCGCCGCCGTCGTCAGGAGTGAATCGACTTCCGACTAATTATGTTAGCTCTTTGGACGAGTCCATCAAGGCACAAAATAAGCTACGGGCAGAGCAAGAGAAAACAAAGACGGAAACAGGAAAGCGCAAGCAGGCCGAAAGCGAACGCGATGCCGCTATCAAGGAGCGGGATCAAGCGCGGAAAGAACGAGACGCGGCCCTTGCTGCGAAGAAGAAGGCCGAGTCCGATGCGGCAAGAGCGGCGAACAACGTGCCTGCGGATTGGATAGCTTGCGCTTGCCCAGCAGAACACGTTGGTCAAGGAAAGGTCGTCAACGGGACGCTCTGGCATCCGAAAAGCGTGCCGAATTGCGGAGGTTGAGTTGAGATACGCTGCCACATACGCGCTAATCGCAATCTTACATTCCCAAGATGCCTTCGCCACGGCAGATGGGGACGCAATCTGCATGGGCACACCCCTTCCACCTGGTTTCGTGGCCGTCGGTGCTTTGTGGAGCAGCGAATGCGGAACAACGAACCCGAACACTAACAACGCATGGGTGCTTGGCGCGCTGAAAGACAACGTTGTCGCGTGTGAAGCCCCCGACTACGTAAGCGACTCAGCCCCAAATATTGGATACGTTGCCTGCCAGAGAACCCTTTCCAATGCCTGCCCCTCAACTTTTGACGGTACATTTAATGCCGTCGTTTTGAGGACAGCAACAAGTTGCGTAAGAGATGCCGTTAAGGGCACATGCGATGAAGGATCCGTCGACGTCTCCGGAAAGTGCATGAAATCGAGCGGATATAGCGATTGCTATCCTGAAGGTGAGATGGCGGTCGATAGGTATAACGCGCTGGACTTCTTCGTTGCCGTGGGAAAGGGTTCCGGTAGGACCGTTGCGTCTGGAGCGGACGTAGACTTAACGGAGTTTAGCCCTCCTGCGCTGACTTGTGATTACGCCGCTATACGGATGCATGGCACGCCGGCCGAGTATTGGCCGCTATGTCTCGTGGGCAATGAAGCGATATTCGACCGTCAGTATCGATTTCCAAACGATAGAGGTTACCTTGTACGGCGGTTGTACTACGATCCGGTCTGCATGGGGCCGTCAGGAAAAATTAATGCGATGATTGTGCGGAGTCCGGATAAAGCCGCTGAGACGCAAGACTTATGCGCATTGCCCCGCGAATGGAGTCCGTTCCCTCATCGGTCGATGGTTGAGAACTTCTCAGATCTGTCCGGGGACGATGCTCGTCATAATGACGCATGTGGTTTAGGCGGCGTTGGTCCGGCTCGATTGAACGCGAATCGAATCAATTGAGGAATCGAGATTGGGCCATTTGATCGACTATTCCGAGGAAAGCAGATTTCGTGTGCCCTTCTCTTCCTGACAGCGGGTGAACAAATAGCCGATGCCGACCCAATGTAAGTCGGCTAAACATTCGTTCCGTCAACAACCTTCAGGGTTTTCTGTATCGCGCGATGACTGCTGATCGCAGCCCCGGCAGTCGCGCACGCATGACTGCGCGTCCCGACTCTAAGGACCACAGTCGCGAGATGTTCCCTGCATGTTGTCTCGTGCCATCTCATGTGCGCTTTTGAGATGGCGACATGACAGATTGGGCCAACCGGTCGAATCGCAAACAGCGCCGCGAGAGTGAAGGTGAGGGGCTTGCGCAAGCGGGACAAATTGCCTACTCTTTGCGCAGAGTAGGCGTCGTGCGTCTGACTCAACAATCAGTCCGCTTCTCCCTAAAGGGGGCAGCGGACTTTTTTTCTGGAGACTCGCGATTTTGGCGTTCGGTCAATGCTTGTACAAGCCGCTCGGCTATCCGTCCGTCAATGCGATCCAGATCGCGAGTCGTCATCCCGGAGACTTTCTTGTCGTCCAGTTGCCCGAGCAAGCGATGCCCGAAACCGCACTGCTATCCGCAATCTGCTGAGAGATCGTCTGCCCTCGACCGTGAGCCGCGCCGTTAATGCTAGGCGACGAGATCCGCCTTGAGGTTGTTCGCGTCATCAATCCCGTCGACCGCCCGCTGCAACGGCCGATCGGTGGCTAAGGCAATGCTGATTAAGTCCACCGCTTGTGCGCGTCAAGCGTTATAGAGCGCACAAGCAACGAGAAAGGCAATAGACAATGAAGCAGCGGACGCTCGCGATGGCCGCGGATCAAGGTGCGGGGTTCGAGACTCGCCGCAAACGCACGCGACGCGACGAGTTTCTTGACACGATGAACACGATCGTTCCGTGGACCGAACTGTGCGCGGTAATTGAACCGTATTACCCGAAACGCGGCAACGGTCGCCCGCCGATTGGTTTGGAACGCATGCTGCGGATTCACTTCGTGCAGCACTGGTTCAATCTGGCCGACTTCGCTTGCGAAGAGGCTCTGTATGACAGCACCAGCCTGCGTTGCTTTGTGGGCATTGATCTGGGCTGCGAAGCCGTCCCGGATGCGACAACGCTGCTCAAATTCCGGCGCCTGCTTGAGAAGCACCAGCTGGGTGAACGGCTCTTCGCCGAGGTGGGGCGGGTGCTGCAAGCCAGCGGTATGAAGCTTGCCAGCGGCACTATCGTGGACGCGACGTTGATCGCCGCCCCAAGTTCGACCAAGAACAAGCAGCAAACGCGCGACCCAGAGATGCATCAGACGCGCAAAGGCAAGCAGTGGTATTTCGGCATGAAGTTGCACATCGGGGTCGATAGTCAAAGCGGCCTGGCACATAGAGCGGTGGTGACGTCGGCCAACGTGCATGATAAACATCCGCTGCCGAAATTGCTGCATGGGCAAGAGCAACGGGTCTATGGAGATAGCGCCTATGCGAGCCAGAAAGCGCTGATCCGTGGCAAAGCTCCCAAGGCGCGCGACTTCACCAATCAGCGTACGCGCCGCGCGGGCGAAGTTGACGAGGTAGCGCGCGGGAAGAATCGCAACAAGTCGAAGATCAGAGCTCGGGTTGAGCACGTGTTCGCTGTCGTCAAGCGCCTGTGGGGCTTCACGAAGGTACGCTATCGCGGTCTGGCGAAGAACGCCAATCGCGCCTTCGTCGCGCTGGCGTTGACCAACGTCTATCTCTCTCGCAGGCGATTGATGGCACACGTACGCCCGTAATGGGCGAAAAGCGGGCGGCAGGCCCGTGCGCGACGCCCAGGTGGGCAAGAAATGCAGGCGCAAAGCTTTACTCACGATGAACCCACCTCCGTTTACGCCCGAATCGATGAATACAACGGCTTGTTCAGCGTTGCCCTAAGGAGGGAACATGCTAACGATCGAGCAAGCGCGCGAGATGCGCCAAGGCATCAGCCTTAGCGGAGACCGTAACCAGTGCGGCGAATGCGGCCAACTGTTCAACAGTACCGGCGCGTTCGATAAACACCGCACTGGAACGGTCGGCGTGCATGACGGTCCCGGCGCTCGCCGCTGTATGTCGGTCGTCGAGATGCGGTTCTACGGCATGGTCAAGAATCCAGCCGGCTTCTGGGTCAAAGCAGAAATGACTGACGAGGAACGTGCCCGCGCGAAAGGTATCTTGCGTGCAAAAATCGTTTCTCAGCAGTTACACGGAGGCAAAACACCGGCTGCTGATAGCTCGCCGGTACTGGGATAGCTACACGCCCCGGCAGCGGCTAAAAACGCTGAGCCGAAACGTCCGCTATGACCGCCGATCAGCAGCGTCAGCAGAACCGCACGCGTGGCCGTAAATGGCAACGCATTCGAGACCGCCAGCTTGCGACGCATCCGCTCTGCGCCATGTGTTGGGCTTCTGGTTATGTCACGCAGGCCGATGAAGTCGATCACGTCCTGCCGCTATACAAAGGCGGCACGGATCATCCGAGCAACCTGCAGTCACTATGTACGTCCTGTCACGAAGCGAAGACGCGTGACGACCTCGGCTTGCGTGCGCTCGGCTGCGACCTGAACGGCGTGCCCGTCTCGCCGGCGTCGCCGAAGCGCTGACGCGCGCGCGTTAAATCGGGGGAGCCGACCCCGGGGGGTGGTTTGCAACTTTTTTAGAGAGGCGCGGACACCACGCGCGCTGGTTTATTTTTATGACCGCTTTTCACGACACAGGGGGTCAAATGTCGAAGAACGTTGCGCGCTGCGAGGCGAATGCGCAAGAACCTGCACCAGACGCACCAGAATCGCCCCAGAGCGCTCCGTGGCCTGCGGCGAATATCGAACGTCGTCCGCTGTCGCTGCTCGTCCCGTACGCGCGTAATGCGCGCCTGCACTCCGATGCGCAAATCAGCCAGATCATGGCTTCGATGCGCGAGTGGGGATGGACGCAGCCGGTTCTCGTCAGCGAGAACGACACGATCATCGCCGGTCACGGGCGCGTCATGGCCGGGTTGCGGCTCGGTCTTGACGAAGCGCCGGTCATGGTCGCGCGCGGCTGGTCGGAAGCGAAGATCCGCGCGTACGTGATCGCGGATAACCGTCTCGCGGAAAACGCCTCATGGGATCGCGAGATGCTCGGTTCTGAACTGGCGGAACTGCGCGACGCGTTCGACCTGTCGCTGACGGGCTTCACGACCGGCGAGATTGAGGCGATGACCGTCACCGATCTGCCCGACTTGGGCGTCGAGTATGACGAGCGCGCGGCCGAACAGGTCAAGTTCATCAAGTGCCCGGCGTGCGGGCATGAGTTTCCCAGGTAATCGAAGCGAGACACAGCGATGGCCTATCCCGATCGGTTGGCGGCTGCGTGGGAAGCGCACCTTGCGCCGCGCGAGCCGGATGCGCCGACAGTCGTCTCGACGTTCGCCGGTTGCGGCGGGTCGTCGCTCGGCTATTCGATGGCGGGCTTTGAGGAAAGGCTCGCAGTCGAATGGAGCGAGAAACAGGCGGCGTCGTTCGTCGCCAATTTCCCCGACGTCCCGCTGCATCTGGGCGACATTGCCGAGTTGTCGAGTGACGACGCGCTACGCCGCGCGAGAGTTGTTCCGGGAGAGCTCGACGTGTTCGACGGCTCGCCACCCTGTCAAGGCTTCTCGACGGCCGGCAGCCGCAAGTTCGATGACGGGCGCAATCAGCTATTCATCGAGTTCCTGCGGCTGCTGCGCGCGTTCGCGCCCAAGGCGTTCGTCATGGAGAACGTACGCGGGATGGTCATCGGCAAGATGCGATTGATCTTCTCGGAAATCATCAAGCAACTGAAGGACGCGGGCTATACGGTCAGCGCGCGGATTCTGATCGCGGGCTATTACGGCGTGCCGCAGATGCGCCCGCGGATGATTATCGTCGGCATCCGGAACGACCTCGCCGCCCTGGGCGTCGAAGCCTCGCACCCGAAACCCAGCACGTACCCGCCGACCGTACGCGAGGCGTGGCATGGGCTCGTCAACACCGACGAGGAATGCAAGGTCGCGCGCTTCGGCGAAAACCGCATCGTGCATCGGCTGTTGTTCCGGATGCAGCCCGGCGAGAGCGGCGACCAATATCACCCGAACAAACAGCTATACGGACTGCATCGGCTCGACCCGAACAAGCCGAGCCCGACGCTGCTGCGCAACGGTGGCGCAGGCGGCGCATGTGAGGCTTGCCATCCGAGCGAACATCGGCGCATAACGATCGCGGAAGCCAAGCGTCTCGCATCGTTCCCCGATCCGTTCGTGCTGCGTGGCAGTTTCGAGGAACGCTGGGCGGCGATCGGCAACTGTGTCCCGCCGCTGTTCATGCGGGCGATCGCGTCGCACGTTCGGGCTCTGATCGACGAAGCTGACGAACGCGCGGCGCAACTCGAAACCGAGGAACATCATGTCGCAACCCCGTAAGCCGACCGCGCTGCGCATCATCGAGGGCAACCGCGAGAAGCGGCCTCTGCCGAAGAACGAGCCGAAGCCACGGCGCGGCGTCCCGCTGCCGCCCCCGCATCTCGTCGGCTTCGCGCTCGAAGAATGGGAGCGCATCACGCCCGAACTGCACCTCTCGGGCGTGCTGACGATGATCGACGGCGCCGTGCTGGCCGCCTACTGTCAAGCCTATGCGCGCTGGCGCGAAGCCGAGGAAGCGATTCTGCGCATGAAGGCGCGCGACAAGCTATCCGGCGCACTGATGATAAAGACGAAGAACGGGAACGCGATCCAGAACCCGCTGGTGGGCGTCGCCAACCGTTCGATGATGCTGATGCACCGTTTTGCAAACGAGTTCGGCATGTCGCCCGCCGCGCGCGCGCGTCTCGAAGTCGATCCGCATGGCGACGAAAACCGCAGCAAGGCGGACACGTACTTCTGATCCGGTGCGCGACTATGCGCGCGCAGTCGTGTCGGGAAAGGCGATCGCAGGTCCGCATGTGCGCGCCGCGTGCGAGCGGCACCTGTACGACCTGAAGCGCGCCCGCGGCCAGAAGCTGGCGCGACGCGCGGCCGCCGAAGAACAGATCCGCCCGGACGACGACGGCGACGCGAAAGCGATTGAGCCGCCGATGCAGATCCACTGGGACCTGAAGGCCGCGCAGCGCGCGATCGACTTCTTTCATGACGTGCTGTGTCTGAACGGCGGCGAGTTCGAAGGCAAGCCCTTTAACCTCTTGCCGTGGCAGCAGTTCGTCGTGGGCACGATCTTCGGCTGGAAGCGCGATGACGGCACGCGCCGCTTTCGCGAGGTCTACATCGAAGCGGGTAAAGGTTCCGGCAAGTCGCCGCTCGCGGCCGGGATCGGGCTATACATGCTGGTCGCCGACAGCGAGGCGCGCGCCGAGGTCTATGCGGCGGCGACGCGCCGCGATCAGGCGATGGTGCTGTTCCGGGACGCCGTTGCGATGGTGCAGCTGTCGCCGGCGCTCGCCTCGCGCACGACGCTATCCGGCCGGGATGATCGAGTCTGGAACATCGCCTATGTCAAGACGGGTTCGTTCTTCCGGCCGATCGCGTCCGACGACAGCGGCCAGAGCGGACCGCGCCCGCATTGCGGGCTGATTGACGAAGTGCACGAGCACAAAAGTCCGACCGTCATCAACATCATGCGCGCCGGCAAGAAAGGCCGCCGCCAGCCGCTGATCCTGATGATTACCAATTCGGGATTCGACCGGACGTCCGTCTGCTATGAGCAGCACGAGTATGGCGCGCGCGTGTCGTCGGGCGTGATCGAGGACGACGCGTACTTCGCCTATGTGTGCGCCCTGGACGAAGGCGAAGAACCGTTCGACGACGAGCGGTGCTGGATCAAGGCCAATCCCTCGCTTGGCTCGACCATCGAGCACAACTATCTGCGCGAGCAGGTCCGACAGGCACGCGGCATGCCGTCGCTCGAATCGACCGTGCGGCGCCTGAACTTCTGTCAATGGGTCGATGCCGCCGATCCGTGGATTAGCGCCGATCTGTGGTGCAAGTGCGAGGTCGGTGCGCCGCCGATCACGCAGACGGCCAGCGAGCGCGACGGCGAATCGAAGTGGGATCAGGTCATCGCCGACGCCATGCGCGAACGCGACGCGCTGCTCGCCCGGATGAAAGACCGGCGCATCGCGGGCGGGCTCGACCTGTCGGGCACACGCGACCTGACCGCGCTTGCGCTCGCCGCGGAACAGGACGATGGGAGTGTCGATGCGTTCGTCGAGTTCTGGACGCCGGCCGACACGATGCGCGATCGCGCCCAGCATGACCGCGTGCCGTATGACGCGTGGGTCAAGGCGAACTTTCTGCATGCGAGCAAGGGCCGCGCGGTCGATTACGGCGATGTCGTGCGGCGGCTGGCGGCGCTCGATGCGGAACTGACGATCGGCGGGCTCGCTTTCGACCCGTACCGCATCAAGTACTTCGAGCGCGACCTGGACGCCGAGAGCCTGTCAATCAAGCTCGTCCCGCACGGTCAGGGCTTCTTTCGCGCGGCCGAGTCGGGGCTCTGGATGCCGCGCTCGATCGAGCAGGTCGAGCAGCTTGTGTTCGAGCGGAAGCTCCGCGTCGCGTTCAATCCGTGCCTGCGCTGGAACGTGCTGTCGACCGTGACGGAGACGGACGCGAAGAACAACCGCATCTTCAACAAGCGGAAAGCGACGGGCCGGATTGACGGACTTGTGGCGCTGACGATGGCCGTCGCCTTGCTGCTCGAAGGCAAGAACGAGCGCGAGCCCGAGTATCAACTGTTTTTCTTGTGAGGGAGACACGCTATGAAACTTGAACGCGCCTATGCGCTGCTCGAAGTGCGCGGCACGGACGAAGACGCGCGCACGATTGAAGGCATCGCCAGCACGCCCACGCCCGACCGTTATGAAGATGTGGTCGAACCGCTCGGCGCGAAATACGCGCTGCCGATGCCGCTGCTGTGGCAACACCGAAGCGATTCGCCGGTCGGTCATGTCGAGTTCGCCAAGGCGCAAGCCGACGGCATCCCGTTCAAGGCGCGCATCCTGAAGACCGATGAGCCCGGCACGCTGCGCGACCGCCTCGAGGAAGCCTGGCAATCGGTCAAGCTCGGTCTGATCCGCGCCGTCTCGATTGGCTTCCGGCCGCTCGAATACTCGATGATCGAGGGCGGCGGCGTTCGTTTTCTGTCATGGGAATGGTTGGAGCTATCGCTCGTCACTATCCCCGCCAACGGCGAAGCAACGATCAATGTTGTCCGCAGTATCGACGCCAGCGAACGAGCCGCGTCCGGCCAAGGTTCGCAACTGATCGAACAACCCGCCTCGCATATCGTGCGGCTGCACGATCAACCCTCGCGCGCTCGCGAACCCTTTGTGATTCAGACAATCCATCGGAGCGTGAAATGAAGTTCACCATTCAGGAACAGATCGCGGCCTATGAAGCGCGCCGCACGACCGCGACGACGCGCATGACCGAAATCATGGAAGCGTCGGCGGAAGCGGGAGCCACGCTCGACACGGCGCAGCAGGAAGAGTTCGACGGTTTGCAGCAAGACCTCGACGCGATCGACGGCCATATCCGCCGCCTCAAGACCATCGAGACGCAAGTCCTTCGTACCGCGTCGCCGATCATCGTCACCGATCCGGCGAGCGCCAGCGCCGTCCGCGCGCCTATCGGCCCCATGACCACGAGCGGCCCGCGCAGCGTGACCGTGCAGCAGAACCTGCCGAAAGGCACGGCGTTCACCCGTTATGCGATCGCGCTGGCGCGTTCGCGCGGCAATCTGATGCAGGCCCTTGAAGTCGCGCGCGGCTGGCACGACAGCACGCCCGAGGTCGAGACCGTCCTGCGTGCGGCTGTCGCCGCGGGCACGACGACCGATCCCGCCTGGGCGGGGCCGCTCGTCGAGTATCAGAACATGACCGGCGAGTTCATCGAACTGCTGCGGCCGGCGACGATCATCGGCCGCATTCAAGGCTTCCGCCGCGTGCCCTTCAATATCCAGATGCCTGCGCAGACGTCCCCAAGCACGGCGCAATGGGTCGGAGAAGGCAAGCCGAAACCCGTCAGCGCGCTCGCGTTCGAGACGATGCGCCTGGGCTTCGCGAAGGTCGCGGGTATCGTCGTGCTGACCGATGAACTCGTGCGCTTCTCCAATCCCAGCGCGGAAGGCATTGTCCAGCGCGATCTGGTCGAGACGATTACGCAGCTGCTCGATCACGACTTCGTCGATCCGGCCAAGGCCGAGGTCGTGAACGTCTCGCCGGAATCGATCACGCACGGCGCAACCTACATCGACGCCACCGGCACGACCGCCGACGCGCTGCGCTGGGACGTCCGTTCGCTGTTCTCGGCGTTCACCGTGAACAACACTTCGGTCGCGGGCGCGTACTGGATCATGGACCCGACGATTGCGCTGACGATCGGCATGATGGTCAACCCGCTCGGTCAAGCGGAGTTCCCCGGCATCGATCAGAACGGCGGTCTGTTCTTCGGTCTGCCGGTGATCTGCTCGACCAATATCCCGAAGGACGCGAGCGACTTCTACTACATGATCCTTGTGAAGCCTTCCGAAGTCCTGATGGCGGACGATGGCGGTGTGACGCTCGATGCGTCGCGCGAGGCAAGCCTGCAAATGGACAGCGCGCCCGTCCCCGGTGCGACGCAGCTTGTCAGCCTCTGGCAGAACAACATGATCGCGCTGCGCGCCGAGCGGTTCATCAACTGGAAAGCGCGCCGTACGCTTGCCTGCGCCTACATTCGCGGCGCGAACTACGGTGTTCCCGCCGAAGACACAGGCGGCGGAGCTTGATCGCTTGATGTTCGGTGATGCGTAGGACGAAGGGCACCATGACGGTGCCCTTTCTTTTTTGAGGGGGTGCACGAGATGAAAGTCAAGGCTAAGCGCGCCATGAGCTACGGCAACCGCCACTATGCGAGCGGCGACGATATCGAAATGACCGAGCGCGACGCGAAGCTGCTCGCCGCAGTGAACCGCGTCAGTCTACAAGCCGAAGCGCCGCAGAAGAAACCCGCGAAAACGGGCAAGAGCAGGAAAACGCGCGGCACGTACAAGCGGCGCGACGTGCGGGCCGAGGATAACGTCGCCGAGGATGCCGTCGCCGAAGAGACGGACCCCAAACCGGAAGGTGAATGACCATGCGACTCTTAGGCTTTGACGTAAGCGTGTCGCGGGCCGCGCGAACGCCTAAGCCGGCGCCGATGGACGCCCATGCGGTCGGCAGCGGTTCGCTCGGCCCGTTCGGTTCGGGCGGCTGGTGGCCGCTGATCGTGCGCGAATCGTTCGCGGGCGCGTGGCAGGCGAATATCGAGCTACGCCCCGAAACTATCCTCGCCTATCACACGGTCTATGCGTGCATCACGCTTATCAGCGCCGATATCGGCAAGCTCGCCGTGCGGCTGATGAAGGCCGATGACGAGGTCTGGGCCGAGAGCACGTCGCCGGCGTTCTCGCCGGTGCTGCGCAAGCCCAACCGCTACCAGAACCATATCCAGTTCGTTGAGAACTGGATCATGAGCAAGCTGACGCGCGGCAACACCTACGTGCTCAAGGAACGCGATAACCGCGGCGTGGTCGTCGCGCTCTACGTGCTCGACCCAAGCCGTTGCCGGCCGCTTGTCACCGACGATGGCGCGGTCTACTACCAGCTTGATATCGACACGCTCGCGGGTGTGCCCGCAGGCGATTACGGTCAGCAGATGGTCGTGCCCGCGAGCGAAATCATTCACGACCGGATGAATTGTCTTTTTCATCCGCTGGTCGGCACGTCGCCGCTTTTCGCCTGCGCGCTCGCCGCGCGTCAAGGGCTGGCGATTCTCAACAATAGCGCCGTGTTCTTCGAGAACGGCGCGGAGCCCGGTGGGATTTTGGTCGCGCCCGGCGCAATCAGCGACGAGACCGCCAAGCGCCTGAAGGATCGTTGGGAACAGAACTATGGCGGGGCCAATCGCGGCCGCATCGCAGTCCTGGGCGACAACCTGAAATACGAGCCGCTGACGATGACCGCCGTCGATGCGCAGCTGATCGATCAACTCAAGATGACGGGCGAAATCGTATGCTCGGTTTTCCACGTCCCCGGCTATATGGTCGGCGTCGGCACCGCGCCCACGTATAACAACATCGAGGCATTGAGTCAGAACTACTACTCGCAATGCCTGCAGAGCCTGATCGAGTCGTTCGAGCTGTGCATGGACGAAGGGCTCGCGCTGCCCGATACCTATCGCACAGCACTCGATCTCGACGGGCTGCTGCGCATGGATACGGCGACGATGGTCAAGACGCTGACCGATGGCGTGGGCGGCGGCATCGTCGCACCGAACGAAGCGCGCAAGCGCCTGAACATGAAGCCCGTCAAGGGCGGTCAGACGCCTTACCTGCAACAGCAGAACTACTCGCTCGCCGCGCTCGACGAGCGCGATCGCAACAAGCCTTTCGTCAAACCTGATCCGGCGCCTGTCGCCGGCACGCCCGCGGGCATCGCGCCGGCCGCCGACGATGATCCGAACGCGAACGCGAGCGAAACGGATCAGGAACGCGCCGCGCGCTGGCTCGACAAGCTGCTCGCGGGTCTGACCGAGGGAGACGACCATGCGTGACGTGACCGGCATTCCGGACGAACTTCTCGCCGTCATCGCGCGCGCGATCCGGTTGCACGTTAAGAGCTATTGCGCGTCAATCGTCGCACGGCTCGACACGCTCGAAAAATCCGCCGCGCGTGAACCTGTCGTCAACGTGACGAGCTTCCCCGTCAAGGACCATAGCGACGCGATCGAGGGCTTGCGCCGCACCCACGAGGCACATGAGCGCCGCTCGGTCGAAGACCGGCGCGCGCTCGACCGCTTGCTGGGCGGGGTTGACGGGATCAGCGAGCGCGTTAAAACGCTGGAGTCGCGTGATCCCATCCTGACCAATACGAGCTTGCTAGTCGAGAACCATACCGAGACCATTGATCTCCTTCGCCGCGCGCAAGAGTCGAATGACCGACGGGCCGCCGACGACGGCCGTGCGCTCGATCGTTTGGTCAGCAGCTTCGACGACATGCGCGAGCGCGTTAAAACGCTAGAGACCCGCGAGCCAGTCGTTACTCCGACGTGCCTTCCTGTCAAGGACCATACCGAGACGATCGAGAGCCTTCGACGCGAATGCGAGCAGCACGCGCAGGGAGCGGCCGAGGACCGCCGCACGCTCGACCGGTTGCTGAACAGCTTCGACGCCTTGGGCGAGCGCGTGAAGACGCTGGAAACGCGCGAGACGCCGGTCGCGAAAGACGGCGAGCCGGGGCGCGACGCGTTCGAAATCGACGTGCTGCCCGTCCTCGACTTCGCGCGCGACTATCCACGCGGCACGCTCGCACAGCATGGCGGCGGGATCTGGCGCGCGCATGCGAACACGCGCGGCGAACACGGCTGGTCGTGCGTCGTCGATGGCATCGCCTCGACGCGCGTCACGATGGACAGCGAACGCAGCTTCACGGTGCACATCGAACGCGCGAGCGGCGCACACGAAACGGCCACGTTCGCGCTGCCCGTCATGATCTATCGCGGCGTATATCAGGCGGGCGAGACGTATCGCGCCGGTGACGTGGTGACGTGGGCGGGTTCCCTGTGGCATTGCAACGCGACGACCGACTCGAAGCCCGACGCGGGCGGCGACGCGTGGACGCTGGCGGCCAAGCGCGGGCGGGACGGCAAGGACGCGCGTATGAGCATCGTGGGAGCAGCAGCATGACAGGCGACCTCGTGACGATCGACGAAGCGCGCGCGGCGCTCAGGCTCGATGACGACTTCCCCGACCTGACGATCCAGCTTGCGATAACGGGCGCAAGCGATGCGGTCATGGCCTATCTGAAGCGCGACCCGTACACGAGCGAAGATCCGTGCCCGCCCAACGTCAAGCAGGCGACCTTGCTCCTGACCGGCATCTTTCTGCGCGATCCCGATGGCGTCGAGGCGCAGACGTGGGAACAAGGCTATCTGCCCTGGGCGGTGTGCAACCTGATGCATCAGCGGCGCGATCCGGCGATGGAGTAGCGATGCCGGCCAAGACAACCGGGATGACGGGCGGCCCGCTTCGTCATCGCGTGCAGCTGCAGCAGCCCGTCGTGCAGATCGACGACGCGAGCGGCGAGCCCGTCATCACGGACTGGATCGACGCGGGCACGCCTGTATGGGCGGCTATCGAACCCGTCAGCGGCCGTGAATGGTTGCTGTCGGCCGAGTTCCGCGAAGGCGTGACGACGCGTATCCGCATCCGCTGGCGCGATGACGTGACCTCGATATGGCGCGTTATCCATACGCGCGCGAACGGCGCGATGGTTTACAGCATCGATGCGGTGCTGCCACGTTATGAGGGCATGTCGGAACTCCATCTGATGTGTTCAAGCGGCGTCAACCCTGAAGGTGGACAGCCATGATTTCCGTCAGCGAGGTCAAGGGCTTGAAGGAGCTTGACCGCTTTCTTGAGACGCTCCCCGAAGAAATCCAGCGTTCGATGCTCTCGGGCAGCTTGCGCGACGCGGCCAAGCCGATCATGGATCAGGCGATGCTCAATGTGCTGACCGAGTTCGGCGGCTCGCCGCGATCGAGCGGCGTGCTGTTCTCCCATATCACGCGCAGCAAGACCAAAAAGACGGGGCTCGCTGCGCGCGTGAACGTCACGCTCAAACGCCCGCGCGGGGGCGCGAGCAAGCAGCCGCAGATCATCAACGGCATGCGCAAGCCCCACGGACAGGACCCGTTCTATGGGCGCTTCCTCGAGTTCGGCACGTCCAAGATGCCCGCGCGTCCGTGGCTGCGGCCCGCCTCGATCGCCAAGCAAAGCGAATCGAGCGCGATGATGCGGCGCGCGCTGGAAAGACGGATGCAAGCCTACTGCAAGAAGAGCGGCATTCGCTACGAGCCGGGAGTCTGACCATGACCGAATACGAGTTCAAGGCCGTGCTGGAAAGCGCGATGCCCGGCCGCGTGTTCACGCCGATCGCGCCGGCCGGCACCGCCGAACCGTATCTGATCTATCAGGACATCACGAGCCTGCCACAGAACACGCTCTGCGGTTATGCCGGCCTCGACCATGTGTCGTGGCAGGTCGACAGCTACGCGCGCACACGTCGCGAAGCGAAAGCGAACATGGCGGCGGTTCTGCGCGCATTGCGGGCCTACGACCCGCAGCCGACCGTCGAAAACCAGCAGTCCATGTATGAGGTAGAGACGCGGCTTAATCGTCGCATGGTGCAGGTCAATACGTGGGAGTCAACCGGAGAGACAGCATGAAAAAGGCAATCAGCGCGCAAAACACGAAAATGTACATCGAGAACCTGAACGCAGCGCCGATTGCGACAGGCGCGATCACTTCGGCAAGCCGCAGCGCGCCGGCCTATGCCGTCTTCGATGATGCGAGCAAGCTCAAGGACGGCGCGCCGATCTATATCACTGGCACCGGCTGGGCATCGCTCGACAATCAGGAGTTCGTCCTGCAAGACCTCGACCCGGACAGTAAAAGCGCCGCGCTGCACGGCAGCGATACCACGAGCGAAACGGAAGACCTGTCCGGCATCGGCATGTTCCAGTTGAACGCGTTCGCGGACGTGTGCGCGCGGACCTACACGATCAACCAGACGCCCGCCACAAGTATCGACACGACGACGCTCTGCGATGACGAAAAAACCTCGCTCGTGGGTTTTCGCGATCCCGGTACGCTGACGTTCGATTTCTTCATCGATCCGACCGATCCCGATTACCTCGCACTGCTGGATGCGTATGACGATGGCGAAGAACGCATGTTCGAAATCATCTATCGCAATGGCGCGGTGCGGACCTTGCCGGTGATCGTGCAGTCGATCAACGAGACGGGCGGCGTCGATCAGGCGGTCGCGGGCAGCGCGACGCTCAAGATCACGGGCGCGCCGGTGCTCACGCAGCCGCCCGGCTCCCAGCCGGAAGAACAGTACAGCCTCAACGCGAGCGCGGCACCCGCGAGCGGCGACATTCCACTGCATGTGACGCTGACCATCAACGAGAGCGGCGGTGTCGCCTCGAAGTTCGCGATCGATTGGGACGACGGCACCGCGCCGCATGACGTCATCGGCCAGAACACGGCCACGCATGACTACACTACGGCGGGCAGCTTTACCCCGAGTGTCACCGCCACCAAGGGCACCGCGACGCTGCCTGCGGTCGATGCCAACGTCGTGACCGTCAATCCCTCGTACAGCGTAACGGCGGCAGTCGCGCCGACGAGCGGCGCATCGCCGCTTGATGTGACGCTGACGCTGACCGAAAGTAACGGAACGGCCGAGAAGTTTACGGTGGACTGGAAGGACGGCGGCGCGACCGAAGACGTGACCGGAACGACCGCGCCGCATACCTATAGTGTGGCGGGCGTGTATTCGGCCGATATCACGCCGACGGTCAGCGGCACGGCGCGAGCCAAAGTTATCGCCAACGCCGTCACCGTATCCTGATGGAGCGCGCCCATGAATGACATGAGCCAGCCGCGCGTCGACACCGAGCCGCAACGTTTCTTCACGATCGAGCATCGCGAGCAGGTCGTCGAGACCGAATGCTTTGGCACGGTGCGCGTGCGCGAGATTTCCGCCAAGCAGATTCAGGCGATTCACGCTGACTATGCCGAGACCAAGGACGAGCAGAAGTTCGGCTATCTGCTTCTATGCGCCACCGCGATCGGTCCCCACGGCGAGCGCTTCCAGATGGCGCTATTCGACGATCTGCCGGTGCGCGCCTTTGATGACGTGCGCCGGCTGGTCGAGGCTGCCGTCAAGATCAACGGCAAGGCGAGCGAAGTGGAAAAACCATGACCGTTCCTTCCATGCGCCTAGTCTTTGCGATCGCAGCACATTTGCATATGACGGCTGGAACGGTCCTGAACACGATGGGCGCACATGAATTTATGTGTTGGGCGCAAGTGCTCGGCGACGCCAACCGACCGCCGCCGCCGCTTGAACTCGGTGTTGAAGATGAAATCGCCGCTTGGCGATAAGGGGGCGCCATGGCTTCGGCAGGGTCGCTGATATTCGAACTCGCCGCGGACGTCTCGCGCCTGCGCACCGACATGGGGAAAGCGCAGGCCGAGATCAAGTCATCGCTCGATAGCATTGCCAAGAGCAGCGCGGGCACGGCGGTGCTGATGGGCGCGCAGTTCGCAATGGAGTTCGCGCGCGGCTTCGCCGAGAAAGTCGGACAGGCGCTTGAGAACGTCGATGCCATGAGCAAGATGGCGCAGAGCATCGGCACCGCCACCGAGAACCTGTCGGCGCTCGCCTATGCGGGTCAACTAGCGGACGTCTCGACCGAAGACCTCGCGACCGCGTTCAAGAAGCTCACCGGCTCGATGCTCGACGCGAAGGACCCGGCGAGCAAGAGCGCGGCCGCGTTCAAGGCGATCGGCCTGAGCGCGTCCGAACTCTGGTCGAAAGATCCGGCCGAGCAGTTCAAGGCCGTGGCCGAAGCGATATCGGGCTTCAAGGACGGCAGCGAGAAGGCCGCGGTCGCCGTCGAAATCTTCGGCAAGAACGGCGCGAAGCTGATCCCACTGCTGAACGCGGGCGCGGAAGGTCTCGACGAGGCGACGAAGGAAGCCGAACGGCTCGGGCTGATCGTCTCGACCGAAACGGGGCTCGCGATCGAGAACCTCAACGATGATATGACGCGTCTGGGCAAAGTCGGGGAAGGCGCGGCCGTGACGATCGCGGGGCGGCTCGCGCCCGCGCTCGATACGTTCGCGAAGTCCGCTGTCGAGGCGTCGACTACCAGCGAGCTATGGCAGGACACGCTCGAATCGATCGGCGCGTTCCTGTCGGGCTTCATTATCAATCTCACGCGGGTGTTTGGCACGATCAGCATCGGCTACAAGGAAGCGCTCGGCTACGCGAGCGCCGCGAAGCAATTTCTGTCGGGCGACTTCAGTGCCGCCGCCAAGACCGTAGGCGAGACGATCAAGGCGTCGCAGGCGGCGAGCGCCGACCTCGATTTCAAGATCCAGCAGACCCGCGAGCGCTCGACCAAGCAGGCGCGCGAGGAATCCGCAGCCTGGGCGGTGGTCGGCCGCAACGCCGAGAACAGCGGCAAGCAGATTCTGCATTACTCGGACGCACTCGATAAGGTCGGCAAGTCCGCGAAGAAAACGAAGAAAAACGTTGACGAGTTCAAAAACATCATGGATCAGCTTGCCGTCGATGCCGCGAAGATGGCATCGATGGGCGATCCGATGAAAGAGTTCCTGTCGAGCCCGAAGCTGCAAGCGCTTTCGCCCGAGCAGCAGAAAGCCGCGATCGCGTACAAGCAATGGATCATCGATACGACCGCCGCGCTCAAGGCCAAGGCCGATGCCGAGAAGCGCGACGACGAAGCGAAGCAGGAAGGACTCGACGATCTGATCGCGCGGATTCAGGAAACCGAGAAGTTCGCGGACGCGACGCGACGCGCGATTGATCCGGTCGTCGAATATCGCGAAGCGATCATCGCGCTCGAAAAGGCCAAGAAAGCCGGGGCGCTCACCGACGCCGAGTATGCCGACGCCCAGAAGTACTATCAGAAGCAACTGCAAGATGCGGTCAAGGGCACCGACCCGCTGAAGGATCAGATCAAGGAGCTTCAGCAAGCGATCGAGGGCTTCGGGCAGAAGTCGAGCGACGCCTTTGTCGACTTCATCTTCGGGGCCGAGGACGTGGCGACGAGCTTTCGCGAGATGGTCGCCTCGATGCTCAAGGACATCGCCAAGATGCTGCTCTATGAGAACGTGTTCAAGGGCATGTTCGCGAGCATCAGCAAGGGTCCAAGCGGCGGCTGGGGCGATTTCTTCAGCACCATGTTTCGGCAAGGCGGCGGCCCGGTGTCGGCGGGCGATCTGTACCGCGTCAACGAGATACCGGGGCGCGCGGAGTACTTCATCCCGAACGTGCCGGGGCGCATCGTCACCGACGCGGGCGCGAGCGGCGGCGGTGGCGGCGTCGTCGTCAACGTCAATATGCAAGGCGATCGCGCCACGCAGGACACGACCGCGAGCGACAAGCAGATGGCCGAACTCGGCAACCGCATTGCGACGGTCGTGCGCTCCGTTATCGCCACCGAGAAGCGCTCGGGCGGTCTGCTCGCGCCGACGCGATAGAGGTCAATCATGATCGTTCCCCCGACCGTACGGCCGCTCAACGCGCCGATGCGCGTGCGGCTCGATGCGTTCCTGACCGAGCCGCGGCTCGTCGGCATGCCCCGAGCATCCGGTCTCGCGTTCAAGTGGTGCGTCAGCAGTGCGAGCTATGAGCTGGAGCCGCGCGCCGTCAAGGCGCAGTTCGGCGACGGCTACGCGCAGCGCCGGCCCGATGGCATCAATACGCAGGCCTGTATCTGGTCGCTCGCGATGAAGAACGTCGATTCGACGACCGCCGGCGAAGTCGTCCAGTTCCTCTCCGCACGCAACGGCGTGGACGTGTTCAACTGGACCCCGCCGCGCCAGAGTGCCGAAGCGCCCGTCGTGCAGGACGTGATCTGTCCGTCATGGTCGCTCGCGTATGGCGATCTGGTCAGCGACGGCACGCTGCTCTATAACCTCTCGTTCCGGTTCGAGCAGGTGTTCCTATGAGCGTCAAGGGCGATATCCAAGGGCTGCATCCGAGCGCGGAAATCGAGTTGTTCGTCGTCGATCTGCGCCCATATCGCGAGCAGTCGCTGTACTTCCACGCGGGCACGAACGAGCTAGGCGGCGACGTGATCTGGCAGGGTCAGACGTACGTGCGCTATCCCGTTAGCGCTACCGGCTTCGAGTGGAAAGGTCAAGGCACGACCCCGCGCCCGCACTTCGCGGTGTCGAACGTGACCGGCATTGTCGGCGCGCTCTGTCGGCAGTATTCCGATCTGGTCGGCTGCAAGGTCACGCGCAAGCGTACGCTCGCGCGCTATCTCGACGCGGCCAATTTTCAGAATGGCAATTCGTTCGCGAATCCCGATGAGTCCTTTGAGGATGACGTGTTCGCCGTCAATCAGAAGACCCGCGAATCGGGCGACGTGATCGAGTTCGAGCTTGCGCCGCCGTTCGATGTTGAGGGCGTCATGGTGCCGCGCCGACAGGTCATCACGAACTCGTGCCCGTGGCGCTATCGCGGCGACGGCTGCGGCTACGCGGGTCCACCCGTCGCGGACATTCACGACAACCCGACGAGCGACGCGAGCCTCGACGCGTGCGGCAAGCGCCTGCAATCCTGCCGCATGCGCTTCGGTAACGGGTGGCTGCCGTTCGGGGGATTTCCCGGAGCCGGCGTTTATAGGAGATAGAAACGTGAGTCGATACAAAGACCTTACGGGCCGCGTGTTTGGGCGTCTCATCGTGCAATCGTTAGCCTTTATCAAGCATCAGCGTCCTTCGTGGCTTTGCTTATGCTCCTGCGGCAACAAAAAAACGGCGACCGCCGCAAATCTTTTGCAAGGCTATGTGCGTTCGTGCGGGTGTCTCAATCGAGACGTGCGGCGTGAACGATTCACCACCCACAATATGAGTAAGCATTCTGCTTACCGGTCGTGGGAAGCGATGATCGATCGATGCACAAATGTACGAAACAAGGACTATCCCGCATATGGCGGACGAGGTATAGCCGTACATTTTCCGTGGTTCGATCCCCGCGTCTTTTGCACCTACATGGGCGAGAAGCCTCAAGGTTGCAGTGTGGGCCGTATCGACAACGACGCGGGGTATTTTCCGGGTAACGTCGAGTGGCAAACGCCGAAGCAGCAAGGCGCAAACAAACGTAACAACGTCTGTCCCGGTGGACTGGCTGCTCGCGCCCGCAAACTGCACATGGCGGAGACGACGCTTCGCAAGAGGTATCCGCGATGAAAGACGAGACGCTGGCGCGCGTGGTCCCTTACGTCATCATCCACGCGAACGCGGAAGCGCCGCGCGAGTGCTGCGGCGTAGTCATTCTGAAAGACGCCGATCTGGTCTATGTCGCGTGTCGCAACCTCGCGACCGAGCACGAACACTTCATCATCGCAGGCGGCGACTATGCGCGCGCCGAGGATAGCGGCCGCGTCATGGCGATCGCGCATTCGCATCCGTATATCTCGCCGGAGCCCTCGCTTGCTGATCGCGAAGGGATCGAGCGCACCGGCCTTCCGTGGCTGATCGTCAATATCCCTGTCGGCAGCTATACCGTCACTTGGCCGAGCGGCTTCAAGTCGCCGCTGCTCGCGCGCCCGTTCGTGCATGGCGTCCACGACTGCTATGCGATCGTGCGCGACTATTACGCGCTTCAAGGCATAGCGCTTAACGATTATCCGCGCGCGTTCGGCTGGTGGGACGATCCGCTCGGCCCCGACCTCTACCGCGACAACTTCGAGAAGGAAGGCTTCGTCGAGGTCCCGCGCGAGACGTTACGCGAGCACGACCTGATCCTGATGAATATCCGCGCGCCGCGCGATAACCACATGGCCGTGTACCTCGGGCACGGCGTGATCCTGCATCATCTGATCGGCCAAGCGTCGCGCCGTGAAGCGTATCAGGAGTTCTACCAGCGGCGCACGACCGCCGTGCTGCGCCACAAGGTATTCATGCAGGAGCCGCAAAAATGCTCACCGTGAAGCTATACGGCGATCTGGGCGCTCGGTTCGGCCGCGAATACAGGTTAGACGTCCGCACGCCCGCGGAAGCCGTACGCGCACTCTGTGCGCAACTGCGCGGCCTGCGCCGCTACTTCGTCGAGCACGCCACCGAGAAGTTCCGCGTTCGCGGCTTGCAGGATTACGACGAGACGGATCTGCATTATCCACAGAGCACCGGCGTGCTCAAGCTCGTGCCCGTCGTCGAGGGCGCCGGCGCAGTCGGCAAGATCATCGGCGGCGCTGCGCTCGCGGTCGCGGGCATCTTCATTCCGGGCGTCGGCGGGATGGTCACGAGCATGGGGATCGCGCTCGCCCTGGGCGGCGTCGCGCAGCTGCTCGCGCCGCGAAACGCGGGCACGGCCACCCCGGAGACGGCCGAGAACGAACCCTCGCTCGCGTTCGATGGCGCGGTCAATACGATGGGCCAAGGCGGGCCGGTGCCACTTGGATACGGGCGGCTGCTCGTGGGCTCGCAAGTCATCTCAGTTGGATTTTCCACGAACAACGAGGTAGTCATCCGATGAACGCGCGCGAAGTGGTTCCGGTCGCGGGCGCGGGCGGCGGTGGCGGCAAAGGCGGCGGCTCGGGCGGATCGCGAGCCCCCGTCGAAGCGCCCGACAGCCTGCGCTCGGTTCAATATGCTCGCGTCATCAACCTGATCTGTGAAGGCGAGATTGAAGGCATCGTCAACGGCGCACAGGGCATCTATGTTGACGACACGCCCTTGCAGAACGCGGACGGGACATGGAACTTCTCGGGCGCGGCCGTCGAGTGGCGCAGCGGCACGGCATCGCAGCCGCCGATCAGCGGGTTTAGCGCGACCGAGAGCGAGAGCACCGTCGGCGTGCAAGTCACCGCCGCCGCGCCGGTCGTGCGCTCGGTCACGAACCCGAATATGTCGGCGTTCCGTATCACGCTCGGCTTTCCCGCGCTGACGACGCTCGACTCGACGACCGGCGACCTGACGGGCGCGACCGTGCAGCTTGCGATCGAGGCGCAGCGCAACAGTGGCGGCTTCCAGCGTCTTTATACGGATACAGTCAGCGGCAAGACGACCAGCCGCTATCAGCGCTCGTATCGCATCGACCTGCAATCGCGCTTCGGCACGATCGGCGGCACGTTCGATTTTCGTGTCGTGCGCCTCACGCCCGATTCGACCAGCGTCAACGTCACCGACAAATTCCAGTGGGAGACGATGACGGAAATCGTCGACTCGATGCTGATGTATCCCTACTCGGCATTGTGCGGCGTGCAGATCGACGCGTCGGCGTTCAAGAGCATCCCCAAGCTGTCGTTCGATATCAAGATGCGGCGCGTGCAAGTGCCGAGCAATTACGATCCGGTCAGCCGCCTTTATACGGGCGTATGGGACGGGACGTTCAAGATCGCGTGGACGGACAATCCCGCATGGATCGCGTACGACCTCGCGGTGACGGCGCGCTTCGGGCTCGGTGCGTTCCTGCCCGCCTCGATGGTGGATAAGTGGACGCTCTACACGATCGCGCAATATTGCGACGCTCTGGTCCCGAATGGCGTCGGCGGCATGGAGCCGCGCTATACGTGCAACGCATATGTGCAGACCCGCGCCGAAGCGATCGCGGTGCTTCAGCAGTTCGCGAGTATCTTTAATGGCGTCATCTACTGGACGGGCGGCTCGTTGAGCTTCGCGGCCGACATGCCCGCCGATACGATCGTCGTCTATACGCGCGCGAACGTGATCGACGGCGTGTTCAACTACGTGGGGACCGCGCTCAATCAGCGGCACACCACGGCCATGATTACGTGGAACGATCCCGCGAACAAATGCCAGCAGGCGATCGAGTATGTCGAGGATCAGGACGCAATCGCGCTCTGGGGCATTCGCGCGCTCGAAGTGCAGGCGTTCGGCTGCACCTCGCGCGGACAGGCGCATCGCATCGGCAAGTGGGCGCTGCTTTCGGAACGGCTGCTCGGCGAGACCGTCACGTTCAAGACCGGCATCAACGGCGCATGGTCGCGGCCCGGTGACGTATTCGCGACGACCGACGAGACGCGCGCCGGCGCGCGCATGGGCGGGCGCATCATCGCGGCGACGACGACGCAGATCCGCCTCGATGCGCCGGTCGTGATCGGCAACGCGAACAGTACGATTTCCGTCATGCTTCAGACCGGTGCGTTCGAGACGCACGGTGTCATGAGGATCGACAGCGACCTGATTACCCTGTCGGACCCGTTCAGCATCGCGCCCGCGCCGGGAAGCGTCTGGAGCATGCAGGGCTCGAACCTCGTCAACGAGCAATGGCGCTGTGTCTCCGCGATCGAGGATGGAGACGGCAATATCGAAATCGCGGGCGTCGCCTACCGGCCCGACAAGTACGCGGCGATCGAGCAGGACCTGCAGTTGGAGCAATTGCCGACCTCGATCATCGATCCGTTTCATATCGGACCCTGTACCGAATTGAAGGTGGTCGAGAGCAAGTACAAGGTCAGCCCCGTTGTCGTCGCCGCGCGCGCGACGTTCTCATGGCTGCCGCCGATCGGCGCAGTGCGTTACAACGTGCTCTATCAGGACCCGGACGGCCAGCCGACGACGATCTATAGTGGGATGCCGAGCATCGACGTGCAGCCGACCTTCGAGGGCACCTGGACGTTCACGGTATGGGCGATCAATGCGCTCGGCGTGACGAGCGATCCCGCTACCGTCCAAGTCTATCTCGCCGCGCTCAACCAGCCACCGGGCGACGTGCAAGGCTTCCAGTTGGATATCTACAACGACAGCGCGCAGCTATCGTGGCGCACAGCGGTCGACCTCGATGTGCTCGTCGGCGGCCAGATAACCATCCGCTATTCGACGCGCATGACGACCGCCGTAACGTGGGAAGAAGCCAGCCCAATTGCGCAGTTCGCGGGCTCGCAGACGAGCGGCTTCGTCCCGCTGATGAAGGGCACGTATCTCGCCAAGTTCGTCAATAGCTCGGGCGCGTTCAGCATGAACCCGGCCTATATCGTCAGCACGACCGGACCCTTGCGCGATTACAACCTGATCGTCGATCAGGCGCAGCAGCCGACTTTCGCAGGGGCCAAGGTCAATTGCGAGGTCCGCACCGGCGTGCTCTATATCAGTCAGAAGCCGGACCGCACGGCAGTCGCTACGCACGCGGAGTATTACTTCTCGCCGGCCTATATCGATCTTGCGAAGGTCTACACGATCCGCTGTTCAGCGTATATCGACGGCGCGGTCTATGGCCTGCTCGATGACGTCGACACGTGGCCCGACTTCGATGCGCGTCTCGATGTGGACGGCGCGAAAGTCGATGAAGGCGGCGCAATGGTCATGGTCTCGACGACGAACAAAGACCCGGGCACGGCGGTCGCCGCCGATTGGAGCCCGTACAAGCGGCTCGTCGTCTCCGATCTGACGTTCCGCGCCGCGCGCTTCATGCTGCAAGAGGTCGTGCCCGATGTAACGACCGGCATGGGCATTATCACGCTCGGCGTCAAGGTCGATGTGCCCGACCGTATCGAGAGTCGGAACAACGTCGCGGTCGCGGCGGCTGGAACCGCGATCACGTTCACGGTCCCGTTTAAGGACGCACCCGCTATCTCGATCATCGCGCAGGGTTTGGCAAGCGGCGACAAGTGGACGATAACGAGCCAGACCGCGACGGGCTTCACGATCGCGTTCCAGAACTCCAGCGGGACGGGGATCGCAAAGACCTGCGACTGGATCGCACGTGGCTATGGATACGAGCACAAGGCGCTCGCCGGCGTCGGCTATATCGAACTGCTGAGCGCCGACCTCGATGTGCTGATGGCGCAGCGCGCCGCAATCGGACCCGTCATGTTGAAGCACGGCGAATAACCGAAAGGAGATAGATCATGGCTCAAGTGCCGTTATATCAGGTCCCGGCGCATCCGTCAGGCCTCGACATGCGTACGCAGCTGAACGCGATCGTGCTCGCGCTGATCGGCGACAACTCGGGACCGAGCGCTCCGACCGTGACGTACCCCGGCATGATGTGGGGCGACACGACCGCGATGCGCCTCAAGCGTCGTAGCAACGCGAACGACGCATGGATCGATATCGGCCCGATCGACAACTTCCTGAGCGACGTCAGCGGCAGCGTGAATAACCGCGTGCTGCGAAGCGGCGATACGATGACCGGCCCGCTGACGCTCTATAGCAGCGGGACGATTTCATTCCAACTCTTTTTGAAGGCAGGCAGCTACAGCCCGCACTTCAGAAGCAATAGCGCACTATCCGGCTTTGAATGGGTGAACGGTGCGAATAACGCCGTGCCAATGTCTTTGTATGACACCGGGCAACTCGTGACGACTAACGGCTATGTTGCGACCGGCGGACAGATTGAAGTGAGGAACTATGGACAGGTAGTCGTTTCGGGCGCGGCCGGTAACGCACGCATGCGCGCCGATGCAGGGATACCGAACGGCTACGGCGCGGGCGCTATCGGCTTCGGTTCGATCAATAGCGCGGGCAATGCATGGAACATGCAAATATCCGATAACGGCAATTGGAGTATGCGCGGCTTCGCATGGAATGACCTTCAGCGAGTCGGCAACAACGGAGACGCGAACGGCTACCGTACATGGATCGGCTCGGGCTTCATCAAGCAGAGCGAATATAACTATGGCCCATATATTGACTTCAATCGAGCCGGAAGCGAGGACTACAAGTTTCGCGTCCACTATAACTTCAATAACGCCTCCCTTGAAACCATGTTCAACGGCGGCGGATATGTCTCAATATCTTCGGACGGCAACTTCTTTATTTCTGCCTATGGCGGCGCATGGGTAAGCAACAAGGCGAACGCGGGCGCGCGCGTGCAATGGGACTCGGGGATTAACGAGTGGGGACCGATTAACGGACCGACGACGCTCGATATGGGCGCACCGTGGGTCATGGAAGGCTGGCGCACGAACTCGAACGGCAACTGGGTATCGGGCGCGCAATGGATTCGCGGAGTCTGCCTGAGGAATCAATGACCATGACGAACGAGGAACTGTTCTATCTCCTGCAGAAGTTCTGGCCCGGCACGATCAACGGCACGCACTACCTCACCGGTCATCGGCTCGATACGGAAGGCAAGCAGCTCGGCGAAGCGTTCCTGCAGTACTGGCGGCTTTCGGACCCGCAGCCGTCGCGCGGACAGTTGCTGACGTGGTGGGGACAGTATCGCGACGAGATTCAAGCGACGATCGCGGGCGTCCATCATCGGTGGGAGCGTAACGAACGGCTGCTCAAGGCCGATGCGCTCGTGTACCGGGCCGAGGATGCGGGCGACGATGCGAGACTCGAAGCGGCGCGCAGGTATCGCCAAGCACTGCGAGACGTTCCGCAGCAGGCGGGTTTCCCTCGTGCGTTCACCTGGCCCGTCCCGCCTGAAGATGACGAAGTGCGCAACGTCGCGGCGCGTGATGCCGTCCTGATCGAACTCGCGAAGACCGCCGAAGAATCGCATCGCGTCTTCGAGATGCCCGCCGATCTGCTGCCGCCCGTGACGTTGCTCAGCGTACATGCCGATGGCACGACCGGCCCCGCCGTGCCGCCGCCCGAAGAACCGATGCGCGCATACGGCAATCTGGAGACGCGTACGGTCATGAAAGCAACCAGCGACTTCAAGCCTATCGTACCCGTCATCGAACGTAGCGGCGAGGCGATGCCCGTCGATGACTGGACCGACTATCCGCATTCACCGGGCTATGAAGAATCGATCCCGATCAATCAGGGCATCTCCCCGCCGCCGCCTGTCGAGCCCGAGCCTGCGCAATTTCAGCCGAGCCCGCAGCCCGATTTCATGATCGAGCAGGACGCGCAGAACGCGGCCGAAATCGCGCTCGAGGACGATCCCGCCGCGAAGCTGCGCGCGTTCCTCTCGGCCAATCCCGATGTTGTCACGTACATCGAAGAAAGTACGCCCGTCACGCCGCCCGTCACACCGAAGGAATGACCATGCGTCTCGCGCTCGTTCTGCCCGTCGCGCTCCTGGGCGGCTGCATCGCGACACCGCCACAAGGCACGATGGCCGGTCACAACACGACCTTGCCGGCGCAGCCCGCCTGCCTGATCTTCTGCTTCGCCGAAGTCCGATCGAGCATCGACCAGCCGACGCCCGCCGCCACGACACGCGACAGCAAGGGCAAGCCCGTGCAGCCGCCCGTCGTCGTGCCGCCGCCCGTCATCAACTCCGCGCCGACCACGCAGGCGAAGCCGAGCGCGACGACTCCCGCGCCGTTCTCTCGACCCTGATCCGTCCGGACGCGCGGGCGACCCTTACCACGTCCGCGCGAACGGGAAAGAGCCGGCCGACCCGGAGCCGGTGGAGACAATCCGGGGAACCCAAGTCTTGGAGCGATGGATGAAACAGCGCGCGCGTCTCGTCGTCTGCTTCGCCGTCGTCGTCGCGATCGTCCTCGCCGGCGTCGCCGCGCTCGTGTTCGTGCTGAGCGCCGACCGGCCAGCGGCGAGATTTCAGGCGCCTAGAACGTCCCCGGCGCACCGGGCCGCGAACGTATTACCGCGCTCGCGCGGGACGTTTCTGGCGCATTCTGGTGCGCCGCGCAACTTCCGGTTTTTCGCCCGATTTCCGGGCTATCAAAGGAGCGACTATGAAGGTCAAGATTGAGAATCAGGGCGACGACGCGATCCGCGTTATCACGGATCACGACAACGTCAACGACACGATTCTGGAGGCGGGTGCAACGGACGTTTTCGGGTCCGTCGATGAAGGCGTGATCGAGCTTCGCGAGTATGGCGACGGCGAGCCCGACGAAAGCGACAGATAAAAAAAGCCCGCTCGAAAGAGCGGGCTGCTTCAACATCAAACGAGCGCATAAACCACAAGTCCAACGACGCCCGATCCAATCAATACAAGTCCAACTACGAGTAACACATTGTTCCACATAGGCGCGCGTCACGACGTTCGCTTACTCGCCGACTCGATCCACTTCATCTCGTCGGCGTGATCGTCGATCACCCAATCGTTATCGACCGGAGACCACACCCGATAGAGCACATGGCTGTCGAGCGGGACCGCGTTACCTTCGTCCACGTACATGCACAGCGCGATCGCTAACGACGCTTCGGGACGTTCTGCGTCGACCATGTAGTTCTTCGCGATCCCGAGCCGTTCGCGCTCGGCGTTCACAAAGGTTAGACGCACGAGATAAGAGTTCATGACACGTCTCCCTTGCGGAACTTCGTCGGCACGTACAGCGCTTCGAATCGCTCGCCGAAGTGCTTACGCAGACCGTCCGCGATCGCGTCCGAGTAGGGTTGCGAGTGGATGCGCCACTCGTTCTGGCCGTCGCCTTTGAGCCGATAGAGCGTGCCTCTGATCGACGCTTTATCGAAGCGCTTGTCGTTGGCGAGCTTGTCCGCGTGAAAGCTGAACCATGATCCGATCGCGTCATACGCGGTCGTCGGCGGCATCTCGACCGGCTTGCTCTTGCCTCTGTTCATCTCGGCGAAATACGCGACCATCTCGGCGAGCGCGCCGCTCGTCTGATACCACTCCAACGCGAAGCTCTCGAACGCCGGCTGGTCGGCCGGATCGATGAAGCGCAGATGCAGCGGACCGCCGTGCGTATCCTCGCTCCACTGCGCGAGCTTTTTATCGTCGAGATACAGCCAACCTTGTTGCAGCGGTTCACCCTCGTGACCGCGAAACTGCTTCATACCCTTGATGTGATAGCTCATGCTCGTTCTCGTTAGTCGATCGCGTTCAGAATCGCTTCACGCTCGGCGTGCTGTATCGCGAACGCGCGAAGCTGATGGTAGTGATCCGAGAATTTCGCTTGCAGGTTGTCGTCGTTGATCCACACGAGCGCGCCGTACACAAACAGCGTGACGATCACGCCGAACGCGTCCGCGCTGACGTCGCCTTCATAGCCATTCGAATCGACACGCACGGCGAACCGTTCGGGCGCGACCGGCGCGAGATAGTAGCCGCCGTTGGATAACGTGTAGAACTCCCACATGCCGCCCTTATACGAGTCGGACATACGGCCGGCCTCTTGATAGGCCATTGCTTCGCCGCGCAGCATGAGACGCGTCGTGAATGCGGCGGGCAGAAATCCGAGCCGCTTATGTTCGGGTACGCGCTCGGCGATGATGATTCGTTCGGTCATACAGTCCTCGTTAGCTGGGTTGAGGCGCGCGCGTTACCGCGCGCCGTTTCGAGTTCAGGCGGTTTTGCGTCGAGTCGTCGTCGCTTTCTTCGCCGCCGGCGTTTTCTTCGCAGCAACCGGAGCTTTCTTCGCGGCGGGCGTTTTCTTCGCAGCAACCGGCGCGGCCTGCTTCGTCGCCGGCGCTTTCTTCGTGGCGGGCTTCTTCGCGGCTGCGATCGCGTTCTGAATCGTTGCGCCGAGCGCGCCAGCCGGTTCCGGCGTGACGTCGATCGTCTGCGTCGGCGGCATTTGCTTCGGCGTGGCGATGAAGCCGTCCGCCTGTTCCGCGAACTGCTGCGCTTTGGCCGACGCGAGCACATCTGCGCGGACATACAGACTGCGCAGACCGACCTTTACCGGCAGGATCGGGAACCCGGCGGGCGCGAATTTCTTCGACGCCATCGAGCGTAGCGACGGCACGCCGTAACCCGTGACCGCCGCGACTTCATCGACGGTCATGTATTGCGCTGCTTCTTCGGCGCTCAACTCGGCACGCGCTTTCGGTCGGGCGGCTTTGGCGATCGCCTGTTCTTCCGCGTAGCGCCGGATTTCTTCGGCGACGATCGAGCGGATGGTGTTCAGCGACGACTCGTCAAGCATGGTGATTTCAACGTTCTTCGACATGGTAGGTTTCCTAAATGTTTGTTTCGGGATTTCGGTTTGCGGCGGTCATCGCCGCCGACAACTTCATATTGCTGTGATGCTCAATCTCGGTACAGGTGTTTCGTCAGTGCGAATACTCTAGGTTCAGTTCGCTTCGCGCTTCACGTTGTCGGTAAACGCCCAAATCAGTGCGACCAACCAACCGAGCACGGTCCATCCGAGCAGTAGATTGACAAGGATGATCGGCGCGGTGTTGCGATGCTTACGGCACATCGCGATAATCAGCGGCACCACGAACAAAACCAGCATCAACATTCCGATAGTCATGATCGACTCCAATTCAGTTATTCAGTGACGGGCTTCTCTTCCACATAGAACCGCCCGAAGTATGCAGACATCGACTTGCCGACGCTGCACTTGCGGCCGCCATTGGCGACAACGTGATCTTCGATAAGGAAGTACACGCTCGCGTCGTCCTCAACGATCTGATCGAACTTCGGATATCGGCCCTTGCGGTCGGTGATCGTTACTCGTTTCATGCTGCGCTCCATCTGGTTTCTGGCGGTCATCGCCGCCGACAACTTCATATTGTCGAGATGGGACGCGAAAGCACACGACTTCCGCAGGGCAAACGCTCTAATTTCCAGTGTTGCGCCATCGGCATTCAAGCTATCGGGGCGAGAGGTGTCGCGGATGATTGAAGATGGCGACGCGCGCGACGGCACCGAGTGGGCGTTGCGGTACGGCTCAAGTTTTCGCGTGATGTGCCGATAGCACACCGGTCTACTGCAGGCGGGAACCAAAATGAAGAAATCGATAATCGGGCTAACGCTGCTGCCGGTCTTGCTTGCGGCATGCGCGATCGAGGGGGTCGGCTTCGATGGGCGAGTCAACGCTTATCGGAACGCGGCTGCGGACGGGCGGGAGTTCGCCGCATTGAATCGAGGTACGCGGGACGCGGCGTGGTATGCGGGCTGGTGCGGTGCGATCGAGCCGCACTTCAGGCGAATGTCCGAGCAGCACGCGCGCGTCGATCGCTACTGCGCCGCTATGCAGGCGCAGCCGAAAGAGGCCGAGGCGATCCGCAGCGATCTGGTTGCGGACCTTTCATCGGGCAACTCACACGCCGTCGACAATCGCGACGAGGTGCTTCGCGGACTCGGCATATCCGCGCAGTTGCAGCAAGCGCAGGCGCAGCAGCTGCAAGCGCAAGCGATGCAAGTGCAGGCAGCAAACGCTAGCCGGCCAATTTTCGTACAGCCTAATACAGCCGTCCACTGCACCAGCACGCGCTTCGGGAATCAAGTCAACACCAACTGCAATTGA